ATGAGCATCACTAGGTTCTCCACTACATATAATCGTTCCTCCAACTAACTTTGTAGTTACTCCTGTTATTGCCACCTGAACACATCCTTTCCCTGCTTTCTGATAGTCCATATTGCTAGTATCACAAGCGATAGTAAACATACTGTCTTTACTATTGTTTGGTTCGTTGAACAGCCATCCGTTATTCGTGCCTCCTGTGTTAGCAGTTCCATCTAAATTATTTGCTGAGTATCTAATTGAGTTGTAATGGTAACTTTTTTGTTTACCCCAAGTAATATTACCAGAACTATCTGTAATTAGAACCTCATTGTTTATCTTAGTTTGATTTGTATTTATAGTGAATCCTGTACTAGAATCAACAGCATCAGTAGCGGTAGTTACTCCTGTTATAGTAATAGTTCCAGCAGAATCATCAGTAGATGAAAAATCAGCATGACCATTAATTGCAGTTTGTAAATATCCAGCAACTTCTATTGCTGTTGAATCAGAACCAGTTGCAGTACAATCAACTTGTATCACATCTGTATATCCGTCTGGTGTTGAAAAAGAAGCAACGCTAGTTACATCAAAATAAACAGCGTATTTATTTGCATCATCACTACTAAATAAGCAGAAATACCTATGGTGTAAATCACCACCAGAATCAGCCACACAAGAAACAACAATAGAGCTGGTGTAATTTGCTTTATCCCAAACCAAACCTCCGCTACTGTTTTTAATCAACACACTTCTATTGCTAGCAGGTTGAAACCCTCTAGGTAAATGTATTTGGTCGTCAGTTAAATTATTATGATGTTTCATTATTAATATGTTATTATTCCATGTCTTTTACTTACATTACCTCCTCCTGTTTTACAGCTATTACAACCACCCCCACAGCCATTCCACAATGGATAATTTGAAGCGTTTTTATCTAAAAACGAGTGCATTTTCTTTTTAAAAGTTTCTGCTTTTTTGTATGTTTCTTGTCTCAAGTAATTTAATTTCCTTTCATTAACAGGACTTGTAAAATCTGCAATGTTATCCACAACACCTTGAGATGTTGTGTTATATGTTATATCTGGTAATATTTCAAACTTAACACAAAACGCTAAGTAATCTAATATATAATCATCTCTTAAAGCCCCATAAGGCTTTTTAAATGTTAAAGAGGCTGTAGCATGCGAAAGAGTAACATCTTGGTTAATTGTAATAGAAGTAACTGCACCTGGAGTATCTACCGTAACAACTTGACTGTTATATGGTATTCCATATCCAGAAACAAAATCTCCCACCTCAATAAAAGAATTTGCAACATTAACGCCTATCGTTACACTTCCTGCTGTTAGTAAATAACCACCGTTTGATGCTACTGCCCCTGCAACTGAGAATCCTGCTGTTCCAGCTTCAGGTTGTGATGCTCCTTGTAACCCATATACCTTACATATACCACCCCCTGTTGCATCACTAACAAAATCTTCGTGAAGATTTAGAGCAGCTTCTAGTGCCTCTGAAACCTCTTGTGCTGATGAGTCTTCTCCTGTACCTGTTACATCTACAGCTATTACACCTGTATGCCCTGTTGGTGTTGCTAAAATTGTTGTATTATCAGTTATTTGAAAAAATACAGCATATTTGTTTTCATTATTTGAGGAATAAATAGATATATAATTTAAGTCCAAACTTCCACTAGAATCTGCTGCACAGGTAATAAGATAAGAGTCTGTCGTTTCATCTACCCATTGAATCCCGTTATTTGATTCTTCTGACATAGTATCATATAAATCACAGCCTAAGAAGGTTTTTAAATGATTAAGCTCTGAAATATCAATAAAAGTATTTTTTATCAAATGCGTATCAAAGTTAGCATTTGTCATTGCTCTACTCACAACTTGTGCTTTAGTTATTAGTGCCATCTTCTTCTGTTTTATTAGTTGACTCTTCTTTTTCTTGCTCTTTAGGTTCTTCCTTTTTTGCGGAAGACTTTTCTTCTCTTAATTTCTGTAATCCCTCCTCACTTAATTCTGGTAAGTGGAATATTTTTCTACCTTCCTCTATAGATATGTAGTCTGTTGGGTTAATTGCCCCTAACAAACTAACAGGAGGTTTTGTGTAAAAATGTAAATCAGAAGCATTATAACCTCTTTCTTGTTTTAATATTTTTTTAACTACATTTAAAAACATTGCTTGTGGTTCTTTAATAACAGTTGACATAGCAATATCGTATGCAGTAAGTATTTGTTGATTATTACCAAGTTGTCCTGCAACTTGTATCCCAGATAGGGCTGGATTCCATCTGTGTGATGAAATTATATTGTCATTTGTGATTTTTTGTAGCTCCATAAAAGAACCATCACTTTCATCATTAATAACATTAACATTTGTTGCATCTCCATCACCGTTTTTAGCAATGAATAATATTTTTGAATTATCTCCAGCTCCAGTTAATTTCTCTACAGCATCATCTATAAAGTCCTGAGCCTCATCCTCTCCCATATCTGCATTTAATTCAATAATCGCACTTGGCATAAATCCATTTTTGAAGCGAGTTAAATTATAAACCCCTATCTGATTTGCGATACGAATATGGTCTAATGCAGCTACATAATCTGGCATGCCATAATAATAATATGTGCTCTCGTAATCAGAGAAATGAATCATTGTACGATATATACTCCCATTATCCTCTTTTTTAAAGTCTGGATAAATAGGAACTTTCCTCATATCTTCTGGAGTTCTCCTTGCGTTTTCCCAGTCTGGGTGCAAAAGTATATGTTTTCCTTTTTTGTGAATCCTGGCAGTTGTTCCGTCTTGATGAAAGAAATTAAGGTATCCGTTGCCAACAACAACCTCCATATAACCATTACCTAATTTCCAGTAATCAGATAAAACCTTTCTTGATACATCATCCATTGATTCTCCAAAAGAATTAACATCTTCAATAAATTCTTGTAGTTGTTGGTCATTGGTTCTCAAACCCTCCCCTATACTAAAAGTTACCTTTGTGCTTAGAATTGCTCTATGTGTAGAGGCACTTCTTGAAAGCTCAGATAGCTCTTGCGGAAACAGATTGTCAACACCAAATGGAATCCACTCATCTCTTAAAGTAGCAGTTGAGTTTGGCTCTTTAGGTGGTTCAGCAGAAACATCCTTGGAAAAAGAATATCCTAGAATTTTAGGACTCGCCTTCTTCTGATAAGTCTGACTCTGTACTGTTTTCTTCTTTGATTGGACTCTCTTCTTCTGGCTCATCTATTTTTATTTTTTTCTTTTTAACTACCTTCTTTGGTTTCTTAACCTCAACCTCTTTTACATTTACAATAGAATCTTCATCTATAATGTAGGGCTTGTTTAATGCGAATAATTTACCTAAAACTTTTTGGCTTAGAATTTTATTCCCGTCAATAGTAATTCTGTTTTTCCCTGAGAGAATAACCTTATCCTCACCATTGTTAACAAACCATTTTGCATCCAGTCTATAATTTGACATATTAAAAATTTTTACAAAGTTAATAAAAAAGGGGAGATTAATCCCCTTTTCTATAAAAAATATTAAATAGTTTTAAACGATAGTCCAAGCGTCAGTTACACCACTTCCTGCCGTCATAACTGCTCCTCCAGTAGTTGTGTCTATCTCTCTTGGGTATTCAGCGTGAACTCCAGCTAATTTAATTGCAGTTCCGTTAGCATCTTGCAGTCCAACCCCTGAAGATTGCTCTCCTGAAGCAAACTCTAAATATGCTTTCGTTTCAAATACTTTATCGTATCCTAATACAAAGAAGTAAGTTTCTGGGTCATCTGCATCACAGTCGTCTGCGAAAGACTCTACGATTGCATAAACACCACAAGACTCAGTTAATTCTCTAAGTCTTTGGTTAACTACTTCTGTAATTTTTGGTACATAAAATTCTAACTCAACATTTACTAATGTTGAACCATTTTCTCTTGTTGCGTTTGCAGAAAATCCTGCCGTTCCTCTATCAAATTCAAACTCGAAAGCTGCGGTTGTAGGAAAAGAATCAATCTCTCCGTTAGTAGCGAAAGTAACTGTACCTAAAGTGCCCTGCTCTACAAGCCAGATTCTCTTTATACCCCCTCTACGGTTTCTGTCACAACAATCTATTGCGTGTCCTTGTGTAATTGCCATTTTTTTGTTTTTTTATTTGTTTATAAAACCTTAGAAGGGGTTTTGACACCCCTTATAAGATATGTTAATTATTACTCAGTTATTGTTGCACAAAGTAAATTGTCTTTCAAAGCACATCCGAATGAATAGTTCATTCTGAATCTGTTTTCTTTACAATCTCTATTATACCACATATCTACATCTTGAGCTACAAAGTCAGTTCCAACAGCAATAGCATCTTTTGCAAGAAGCATTACAGCTTTACCAGCTCCTACTCCACTAGGTGCATTAGTAGATAAAGATGCTCCATAAGCAGCAATATTTACATCCCAGTCATATTTTACAATCATTGGAATACCATTGTATTGTAATTGTGAAATTCCACCTTGTAAGTCAGCGTAACCTGCTGCGTGAGCAGCTCCTGTAGCTTGTAGTTCAGCTTTGTATAAATCAGCGAACTCTCTTGAAACGAACATTACCTGGTCTGAAGCAGCTAATTCATTTGGTCTTGCATCCATTAAAGCAGCAAGAGAAGTGAAAGCATCAGTAGCGTAAGCAACTTGCTGACCAGCAGC